GGTATTGCCGTTAGCGGGTTAAATGATACCATTTTTGGTTTAAGAGAATTAGAGCAAGGTAAAGAAGTTAAAAAAGCTTTACGGGGTTTACATAAAGAGATCTCAAAAGAAGTTGAAACCCAAGCCCGTACAAGCGCTTTAAGACAATCGGTAAGCGGACGCCCGGCGCCTAAAAGAACACAAGGAGCCAAAGGTTTCGTAGGGGGCGGTACAGACCGTAGCGCTTTTTTAGATATTAGAAAAACTAACAAGTTTGTACGTAACTTAGAATTTGGCCGAGATTATCAATTTTTAAATTTTTTTAATAGAGCGCAAGGTAAAGGTAATAACGTAAGCGCAAATGCTACTGGTATATTTTTTCCAGCTAACCAACTTAAAAGGCGCGTTTATAAAAAATGGATTGGTAATAAATGGAGATCGACCGGCGTTTTTCCGGAAGGGGCAAAAATACACGGTTACGTTGCCGAGCCTACTATAGCTAAGGCCGTACCGGGTATAACCGAAGATTATAGCGACCGTATGTTTGATACCGTTAAAAAAGCAATTAAGGAAAATAAATAATGGCGGGTACACCAACTAAAACGTTAAGGTTTGAGTTTTTAGCCGATACTAAAAAGTTTTTAGGTAACGTAGGTAAAGTAGGTAAAAAGTTTAAAGACGTTGGCGATAGTATGAAAAGCGCCGGCGATAATATTAATAAAGTTTTTGCGGGTATAGGCGTTGCTGCGGGCGCGGTAGCTGGAAAATCCTTATCGGCTTTTAGAGATTTTGAAACCGGAATGAACGAGGTATTTACCCTTATGCCGGGTACAAGCCAAGACGCTTTTGATAGTATGAACAAAGATGTTCTAGCTTTATCTAAACAAATAGGTAAGTTGCCCGAAGATGTAATACCAGCTTTATACGACAGTTTATCCGCCGGCATACCGCCCGATAATGTTTTTGACTTTTTAGAAACCGCTAATAAATTAGCCGTAGGCGGGGCTACCGACTTAGGTATAGCCGTTGACGGTTTAACTACCGTAGTAAATGCTTTTGGAGCCGATACGATAAGCGTAGGCCAAGCTAGTGATATGATTTTTACGGCCGTAAAGGGTGGTAAAACAACGGTAGAAGAATTATCTAAAGCTATGTTTAACGTTGCCCCGATTGCTGCGTCTATGGGTATAGAATTTGGTAACGTAACGGCTGCGGTAGCAACCCTTACCGCGTCTGGTACGCCTACTAGCGTAGCTATGACACAAATACGTGCTGCTTTATCCGAATTAGCAAAACCAACTTCTAAAGTTTCAAAACTATTTACAGAAATGACCGGCCAAAGCTTTGAAGAATTTATTGCAAGCGGGGGAGATTTAAAAGAGGGTTTTGATATTATTAAAAAGGGAGCCGAGCAAAACGGTAAACCTTTAGCGGAATATATCGGCTCGGTTGAAGCTTTAGGAGCAATACAAACCCTTACGGGTAAAGGCGCCGATAAGTTCGCTAGCGAAATAGTCGCTGCGGGAAATTCGGTAGGGGCTACCGATACGGCTTTTGAACAAGGGTCGCAAGGTATAGGTTTAGTTTTAGAAAAATTACAATCGGCTTTTAAAGTTTTACAAATAGAGATTGGCCAAAAGTTAGCCCCGATATTAATAGACGCAATAGATAATATACAAAGTAAATTTAACGAAATACTTCCGCGTATACAATCTTTTGTTGATAATGTTAAAAGTTTTTTTGCTAGCGACCAGGTTGCTACGACGATCGTCCGAATTAAAGACGGTTTTGCTAAATTACAAGAAAAAGTAAAACCAGTAGTAGACAAGATTATAGAATTTTTTAGGGCAAACCCTAAAGTTGCGTTTACGGGCTTAGGCGTTGTTATAGGCGGTATATTGTTAGCTAGCGTAGTATCTTTAGCTACGGCTTTCGGTGCTCTATTTAGTCCCTTTACGCTCGTTTTAGGGCTAATTGCTGGATTAGCTGCCGGGTTTAGGTTTGCTTTTGATAACTTTGAGGGTTTTAGAAATGGCGTAACTAAAGGTATAGCTTTTGTAAAAGATTTATTTAGTAGATTTATAACTTTTTTCCAAAGCGACGGTTTTGTAGGTACGTTTAATAAAGGTTTAGAGTTTGTAAAAATACAATTTAAACTTTTAACTACAGTTTTTGACGGCGTAGTTAAATTTATAAAAGGTTTATTTAGTGGCGATGTAAAAGGCGCGGTAAACGGCCTTAAACTTATTTTTAAAGGATTATTAGGATTTTTTAAAAATAATTTTAAATTATTCCAGGTATTAAAAGAAGTATTTTTAGGGGCTTTAACTAAAGCTAAAGAATTTTTAGCGCCAAAGCTAAAAGAGTTTGGTAAAGGTTTTATAGAAACAATTACTACCGTTTTAAAAACGAGCGGGGGCGTAGTTTTAGAGGGCGTAAAGTTTGTATTTAATAAAGTTATAAATAAAATAAATGGATTTATAAATGACTTAAATAATGGTTTAGCTTTTAGTTTTTTTGGTATAGATATAAACCCGCCCGATATACCAAATATACCACAATTGGCCGAAGGCGGTATAGTAACGAAACCTACATTAGCTATGATTGGCGAAAATGGTGCCGAAGCCGTACTACCGTTACCCTCGGGGGTTGGCGGGGGTATAGGCCAACCTAATATAAATATTGTTGTAAATGCTGGATTAGGAACAAACGGCGATGAAGTAGGCCGTATAATCGTAGAGCAAATAGAAAAATATAATAGACGTAACATAAGGTTCGCATAATGGCTCAACCTACGGTAAGGGTACGCTTAGGATTTACGCCCGATACGTTTACCTTAGATGATTTAGTAAGGGGCGTTTTAGATACCGGTAAGTTAGGCGGGGCTACTACCTTAACCGATGTAACTAGCGACGTACAAAATATAGCTATCAATAGAGGGAGATCTAAAGATTTAGATAGCTTTTTTACTGGTAGCGCGTCGGTAAAGCTTAATAACAACGCCCGTAAATATGAAAATACTAATACAAGTAGCCCGTACTATCCCGGTATTGAGCCATTTATAGTTTTACATATAGACGCAACTACGGACGGCGGTAGTAGTTACGAAGATTTATTTGTAGGATTTATAGCGGATATAAATTTAAGTTACCCGGATAATATAAACTCGTTTGCAACCTTTACCGGGTTTGACGCTTTTATGAAAATAAACAATACGGAACTAATTAACCAAAGCTTTAGTAGTACCGATAGCGGTACCTTAATAGGTAACGTATTAGATAACGCTAGCGTTAAATTTAGTACGGCAGATAGAGATATAGAAACGGGGGTTTCTACTATGCAAGCTATAAGCGGTTTATCAACTAATACCCTTAACTTATTACAAACTATAGAGCGGAGCGAAAACGGATTACTTTTTATAAGTAAAAGCGGTAAATTAACTTTTAAAAATAGACATACAACTTTTCCAAGTTCGGCAACAATTACTTTTAGCGACGACGGTAACGATGTACCTTATACAAGTTTGCAATATATAAACGATGATAGCGAAATTTATAATATTATAAACCTTACGCGTACGGGCGGTAGTACCCAAACTAAAGAAGATATAGGTAGCCAATTAAAATATTTAATTAGAACTTTAACGCGTACCGGGTTACTAAACGATAACGATAGCGAAGTTTCTAGCGCTGCTTTATTTTTATTAGGTAAATTTAAAGACGCTTTGTTAAGGTTTGATACCTTAGAAGTAAACTTAGTAGATTTAAGTACCGCTAACCAAGATAAAATACTAGAAAGCGAAGTAGGAAATATAGTAAGCGTTGAATTAACCCCGCCCGGCGGTGGCTCGCCCGCCCAAATATCCAGCTTAGAAATTTTAGATAGTATAGCTTATAGTATTACGCCCGATACTTTTAAAGTATCTTATAAATTAAGTAACGCCGACCAACAAGCTTTTTTGAGATTAGATAATACTTTATTTGGGGTACTAGATACCGATAAGTTGGGTTATTAATGTCATACTACGTAAAAATATTGACGATCGTCTTAAAATTTTATTATGCCTAGTGGATTTAAAGTCTTTAGTACGGGCGAAGTTTTAACCGCGTCCGATGTAAATAATTATTTAATGGAGCAAACAATAACCGTTTTTGCTAATGCTACCGCGCGTAATAGCGCAATTACTTCACCGGAAAATGGTATGGCTTGTTTTTTATTAGATAGTAGTACTTTACAATTTTATTATTCTAGCGCCTGGAATAATTTTATAGGCGAGGGCGATATCACGGGGGTTACGGCCGGAAACGGTTTATCCGGCGGGGGTAGTTCGGGCGCCGTATCTTTAGCTTTAGATTTAAACG